GCGATCTTGCGCAGGTAGCGCTCCAGCTCCTCCTCAGTGTCGAACTGACCGTCGGCGGCCCTGATCAGATCCTGCATGCGCACACCCTCGTCACGAGCGCGCGAAACCGAATCCATCAGGTTGGCCTCGACGATGCACGGGTCATTGGGGTTGGCGGCAGCGGGCAGGCTGATCAGCAGCAGAAGGGCGGCGAAAAGGCGGATCATGGGCATTCCCTGGCAAACGATTTGCGGGAATGCTGGCACAGTGGCTGCCATGGCGCAAACAGCAGCAGGATCAGAATACCCAGCGCTGCTGACCAGAGTTCTGCCGGACGGTCACGGGGCGCACGTTCTGCGGGCGCTCACGCTCCCGTTCACGCTCGCGGCGAGAGAGGTGCGTGGACAGGTTCGCCGCCTCAACCGACAGGGCGACCGCACAGATCAGGGCGATGCAGGCTTCGAAGTAACGCATGGGGAAATCCTTGTCCTGGGTGGCGGTGCCCGCCAAGGCGGGCGGGTTGATTTAGGCTGCGGTGTTCCGATCCAGCCAGAGCGCGGCCTGCTTTAACTGGCGCTCTCGCATTCCGGCGTGAGGTGTTTTCATCGCCTCAGCCACCAGCTGCTCGTAATGGGCGCGCGCGTCAGCTATGCACCGCGCCTTATGTTCTTCGGCCTTCGCCTCGCGGGTGGCCTTGTCGTCAACTGTGCCTGCACCTTCACAGCCGAAACATACGCCCTGCTGAACATGCTTGTAGCAGGTCAGTCGGCCGCTACCACGGCAGCGGCGGCAAGTAACCTTAGCCATTGCAGCGCTTCTCCGACTCGATCTCCACAATCACAGCCTCGGCATAGGCGTCGATCTCGGCGTCATCCGCGCAACCACTGATGGCTACGCAGATACGGCGGCGGTCTTCATCCGAGAAGGTGGCGATGGTGCCGTGCAGGGCTTGGTCCTTGATGAAATTCAGTTCGTGCTCGTGCTGTTCGTATTTCATCTGGCTCACCTATCCGTTGCCGCTGGCATTTCCTGCCGTCTTGCTGCGCATTCTGCATAGCATCCGCTATACCGTCAAGCATTCATTTGCTATTCATTTGCGCAAGAAAAAGCCCGCGCATCGGCGGGCTCTCTCGGCAGGGCTAGAAGCCGTGGTAGTCGTCACTCATCGAACAGGCTCTCCTGACCCTCGTGCGCGCCAGCTTCGGCCTCGTCGTCCACCTCGTCGAACAGCGAGGCCTGGCTCTCGGGGTCAGCCAGCGATTCATCTTCATCGTCGTCGCCTTCCTCCTCGTCAGGGACGCTATCGAGCACCTGCAGCGCCTGGCGGAACGACTCGGCGTTCGCGCGCGACAGAGCAGCCTGCTCGACATTACCGGCCGCTTCGTGAATCGGTGCGTTGGTCTCGACGGCATCCAGGGCGATGCGCAGAGTGGCCACGGCGCCAGACAGATCGGCCGAGTCGAGCGTTTCGCCACCGATAACGCGCGCAGCCAGGGCGACCGCCTCGTCCACGCTGTCCAGCGCCTGCTCGCCCAACTCCGCTTTCAGCGCGTCACGCTCGGCGGTGCGCTCGGTGATCTGCGCATCCAGCTCGACGATGCGCGCCTGCAGGGCCTGCTCCATGCGCGGCGCAGCGGTGCGGATGCTCTTGGGCAGCTCGACCAGCTTGCGCGCCTGGGCCTTCTGGAACTTGGCCTGGTTGCGCTCGGCCGCGGCAGCGATCTCGGCGATGGCCTTGAGCCCTTCCTGATTCTTGATCGGCAGCACCTGGCCGTTGAGCAGCACGCGGAACACGTCGCCGGTCAGCTTGATCAGCAGGGTGACGGTCTGGCCGCTGGCCAGGGTCAGCATGGCCTGTCGGTAGCTCACGCCCGAGGTGCGCCGCACCTTCTGGTCGAAGTCGCTGGACACGACCGGTTGGCCGGCGCGTAGCATCGCCTGCGCCACACGCTTGAGCGAGCGCTTGGCGTCCGCTGGGTTATCGAAGTCGAACAGTAGGTCAGCCATGGGAATGGTTCTCTCGCAATTTGAGCCATCGTAGCGGTGCCGCGCGAGCGCCAACGGCCACGGTTTCCGGCATCACAGCGGCACACTGACCTCCTGGCCGTCGCCCTGCTCCATGTGGGTGTGCGTCTGCACGCTCTTGCCGTCGGACGTCATGTCGCCACCGGTCTGCGTCACAGGCCCTTGCAGGCCGATAGCTGCCGCAATCTGCGTGATGCTTTCGGCGGTCAGCGTGATGCTGGTTCCGCCCACCTCCAGCCGTATCTGCTCGCCGGCCAGCAGGGTGATGGTCTTGTCCGCCACCATGATGAAGTTGTCGTGCTCCCACAGGCGCGTGCCGACCATGTTCGAGGCGTTTCGCGCGCGGAAGCCGGTGATGATCGGGTAGCGCGGATCGCCGGCCAGGAAGTCCACCCATACGCGGTCGCCCGCCTTGATGCGGATCTCGGTGTCCTCGCTGCGGTCGCCGAGGTTCTGCTCGATCTCTGCCACCAGACCGCCCGCGCCTTCGGTGATGCCGGGGATGGACACCACGCACTGACGCTCATCGCGGTCGTAGGAGACGACGACTGCAGGCCAGCGGCTCATTTCGACACCTCGCCAAGCCAGAAGCGCGAGGTGGTGTCGGTAATGCCCTCGCGCTGACGCGAACGGTGCGCGGCGGTGATCACCAGCAGGTTGCGCCCGCCGGCCGTGACGATATCACCGGCCAGGATCTGCTGCGCCGACTGCGAATCGACCACCTTGCGGGTCACCAGCACATGCGACAGGTTGTGCAGCGTGCGCGCGTCCTTGCCGGGGATGAAGCGGGCATTGCGCATGGTGCTGAAATCGCCGGCCACCACATTGCCCATCGCGTCGAGCGAGAAGCACATCGGGATTTCCTGGCGCTCCAGCAGCGCGCTGTCGTGCGCGGCGGATGAATCATGCTGGCCGATGGTGTCGGCCGGCGCCTGCTGCATCAGGGTGTGCAGGCGCTCGATGGACAGTCGCCCATTGCGCAGCACCAGGGCCGCACCTTCCTCCTGCAGCGCCACGGCAATGGCCTTGCTCGGGATATCACCGACCAGGCAGGCAAAGCGGTCAACGGTGAAGTCATTAGCGATGGTCACCTGCGCCCCGCAGGCGCGGTACATGGCGCCCAGCGATGCGTTGCGCTCGATAACGGCGCGCTGGCGGGGCTCGGCAATCGACTTGCAGCTGTCGAGAAAGGCGGTAAAGCGCGCGGCCTGCTGCGCCTCGCCACCCTGCACCTGACCCGTCGGCGGCATGCGCTCGCGCTTGACGATGGTGTATTTCAGGTGCTCCCAGCCGCCCCATACGGACGAGCCGACCGCCAGGCGCGACTCAAGGTCGTCCTTGAGCTGGACGGCAAATTCCAGGGTTCGCGGCACCGGCGCCAGGTCACTGCGGCTGATCGTCTCCAGCAACAGATCGCCCGGCAGCTGCTCGCCGGTTGCGCTCAGATAGATGCTCATGCTTCAGGCGGCCTCCGATCCGTGCCCGCGCCATCGACCAGCGCCTCGACGCCCATTTGCGCCTGCACGATGCTGACCGAGGAAACACGCGGATAGCCTGGCGGATTGTTGGTGGTGCCGTCGTTGTCCTCGCCGGCCTTTGGCGCGTCGAAGTAGGGAATAACCGCCTTGAGCGTGATTTCACCGACCAGCACGGTCATGGTCTTGCTCTGTCCGGCGACCGCGAACATCAGGTCGGGGTTCTCGATCATCACCGGCATCTGCAGCTGGTACTGGCCGAAGGTGTGCTTGGCGTAGAAGCGCCGATTGAGCCCTGGGTCGCCAAAAAACAGCGCCAGCTGCGCAGCCAGGCTGCGCGCGCTCATTTCCTCGGCGGCGATAATGGCGAACTGCACGCGAACGTCGTGCATGGCCTGGCGGTAGCCGTAGATCGATGCACCAGGCTCGTCGGTCAGACAGACCATCTTGCGCGGCGCCTGGCGGCCCGCCCAGTCGCCACCGGTGGCGGTGTAGTCGCGCCCCATGGCCACCAGCACAACCGGCAGCAGCGCGTTGGCACCCCGCGGCCCCTGCTGGTCTTTCTGGTAGCTGGCGAGCATCGCCTCGGCGTCGTCGATCATGCGCCCTGGGGCGAGCTTGACGCACTTGGCCATGCCGCGCTGGGTGAACTCGACGAGCGCCTGGGTATCGGCATACAGCGACGCATACCAGCGCCCCAGGAACTCGCCAAAGGCCTGCTTGAGGGGGAACAGATCACCGTCCATGGCTTAGTCCGGCTCGCTGGCAAACTGCACGCGCAGGGTGAACGCCTTGTCGAGATCGTCCACGTCCTGCTGCGAGCGGGCATGCTCGGGCTTGATCTTGTAGCCTAACGTCGCCTGATAGACCGTGCCGCCTTCATTCAGGCGTACCTCGCGATAGCCGTAGTACACGCGGCCGGTGGTGCGATCCGTGGCGCGACAGAAGTGCCAGCCGGTGATGACTGGTGCCTTGTCGGTGATGCTGCCAGTACCCCACCAGACGATATCGCAGTCATTCACAAAGCAGGCGAAAAAGCGGCTGCCGCGCTTGGCCCAGTTGAACGGATTGCGGCAGGCCCAGCTGTAGCGGTTCCAGAGCGTCCGCTCCTCGCCGCCCACGCGCGCCGAGTGCTTGCCCGAGGGTTCGCCAAGGGCGCCGTCCTCGTAGTTGTTCCAGGGCTGCAGCCAGCGCCATGGGCTGATCCAGTATCCCCAGGCGCCCGAGCTGCCGGCCGCCGCATAGTCGGCGTCGTGCTGCGCCCTGGTGCGCTTGCCTTGTGGATGAACATCGCTGTAGCGCGCCGTGGCCGCCACCAGCAGGCCCATCGGGAAGTACGTCAGCAGCACGCCGATCCCGAAGGGGATGGCCACACAGAACCACTGCCAGTAGGCGGCGAGTCGGTATTTTAGGGGAATGTCGCGAGGAAGCATGGCGCGATCCTTGGAGTGAAGGTCGCACCATGATGGGACGGGCAGCAGGCGCTACCCGGTGAAGGTTTCCCATGACAGTAGCGCCAGCGGGCTAGCGGGCTGAAGGTAGGGCGCATGCAGCATCCACAGGTGCTGCGGCACGATCCGGCTGCCCAACTCGACGCGGAACAACGGATAGCCCGCCTCGGCGAAGGCCCAGGCCACTAGCTCCGAACAGAACCAGTCCTCAGTGCTCTGCCAGTTGCGCTGCCGCGCCAGGATGCCCAGTAGGCCGAAGTAGTCGTAGCCCTTGCCCAGCTGGCTCCGCGCCGCCGCGATGACGGCCGCAGGATCGGCGCAGGGGAACTCGACCACCGCCACCAGGCTAGAAGCCTCCAGACGTTCTAGCAGGGGCGTGATGGACACCCCCTTGAGCATATTGGCACCGATCAATTCATCGCCGTCCAGAATCTCGACGTGCGACCACTGCGACCATGTAACCAGGCGGATAGCCTGGCTACCCGGCAACCGCCTGCGACTGAACAGAACCTTGACCGTGCCCATGCGTTACGCTCCTGCGTTGCCCACTCCCGCCACAGCCGCCTGAATGGCTGCCACGGTTTCGTCAGTGATGGCTTGCGCCTGCTCGACCATGCCGTCGGTCATGGCCTTGCGCACCTGCTCTTTGGCCTGCAGCCTCGTCTCTCGCAGGAAATACAGCGCCTCGTTGTAGGCCGCCTCCTCGGCGAGGATCGAATCCGCAGACTGCTGCGCAGTGCGCTCGGCCGTGACGTATGCCGCCACGGTGCGCGGCACGGCGTCAGCGGGATAGCCAGCTGCCACGAAGGCGCGCGCCTCCTCGGCGGCCTTCTGGTACTCCAGCGAACGCACGGGGTCACCCACTACAGCAGAACGCGCGGCGTCTGCAGCAGCGTCGATGCGGGCGCATAGCTCGTCGAGGGCCGGAACGTTGACCGGCGGGTCGATCAGGATCGGCAGGCCGCCAGCATCGTGGCTGCGGATCTTGCCAGGGGCGGGATTGGCGATGACGGCCTGATAGCGTGCATCGTCAATTAAAACCGCGTCTGCGGGCACTTCTGCATGCACGCCTGCAATGTAAGTGCAGCCTGTTGTTTGACTATAATGGCGCATGTAAAGCCCTCAGTGCCCTATGGCGAATAAATCAAATTGCAAAGCCACCGGATTGTTTATTGCAAACACCCCAGCTACGCCGATTGATGTTTTTGTCCGATTGGATACTTCGATTCCGTCGAGCGAACCGCTGGCCGACGAATACGCCGAAGTCACGACGCCGAAGCATGCGTTCGGGAAGGCAATGGGGTACGAAAAAAGGGTTGCTGTTCCATTTGGTCCGGTTGTTCCAGATATCCACTGGATAATCAGCCCGCCCAGCCAGCTCGGGAAAGCGATATACCCATTTGCGGCAAGGCTAATCGCAAACCCCATTCGCAACCGCCGCAAGCTGAACCACTTCGAGCCCTCGGCCGCGCCTGCCGTAATCTCAGCCTCGGTCACCTCGCCATTGACTACAAAGTCCTGAACCTGCTTGTCCGTTGCCGCCAAGCTATCTGCGCGACTCATTCTGCATTCACCTCGGCAGCTTCGGTGCTGGCATTACCTACGCCAGCCACCAGGGAGTTGATGTGCGCGACGATGCTGTCAGCCAGGGTCTTGGCCTGCTCGGGCGCGTCGATCTTGAACAGTTCGTGAATCTCGGCCTTGGCCGATAGGCGTATCTCGCGAAGGCTATACAGCGCCTCGTTGTAGGCTGCTGCCTCGGCCAGGATGGAATCGGCCGCCTCTTGTGGCGTGCGCCCCTTGATCGCGTAGGCAGCAACCGTGCGCGGCACCGCGTCAGACGGGTAGCCCGCATCCTTGAACGGCTGAGCCTCTTGCGCGGCGAGCTGGTATTCCATGGCGCGCACCGGATCGGCCACCACGGCCGAGCGAGCCTTGTCAGCAGCGGCGTCGATCAGCAGGCATAGGTCGGCGGCGGTGATCACCACTGCTGGCGGGTCGATCAGGATTGGTAGGCCTTCGGCGTCGTGCGAGCGGATCTTGCCGGGGGCGGGGTTGGCGATTATTTCCTGATATAGGTCGTCACTGATCGGCACCGCCCCATCAGGAATAACATGTACTCCCTGC